GGAGGGGCACACTATCTCAGAAAAGTAGGCAGGGGTGAATTTGGGGGTGCTTTTGGGGGACGGGTATGGTGCTGGTGTGGCACTAAAGTGTGTGGTTAATGGGACTTATGAGGGTGAAGTGGATTTTGGCCGGCGCTGGCAGGTGGCTGAAGGTGGGTGGATTTGATAAATCAGAAAAGTTCATGGTTTTGAAGTGTCGGCGGGTATGTTTTTGCACGCTATCTCAGAAAAGTTTTAAGCCATTTTGAAGTCGTTAAGCGGTTCTCCGCAGTTGATGCAGGTAAATTCGTCATGGCGGTTGCGGGTGCTGCATTTGGTGCAGACCTTTTCCTCGTTCACGGGTTCAGCCGATTGTGGTAATAGCTTGCCGAGTTTTTTATTGATGGATATCACTTCGTTCCTGATCCTTAGGACAAAAAATGGCAAAAGCATAAAAATGATACCGTAAACGAGCGCAGATATAAGTGTAATAATGTAAAAAAGTTGGTCATTCATCGCTCAAGCCTCCTGATACAATAGCATTTAATTAGCATATAGCATACCACGCCATCTTTTCTGCAAACGGGCTCGAAAGGGCATTTATTGCAGTCGATAATGCCACCGCAGCGCGGTTTTGCTATCCACCGCCCGCCTTGCGCCGATCCGTTCCCCGGCGCCGATCACCTCCTGGAGGAATATTTTCAGGGGCGTCCTTTTTTCTACGCTCACTATATGACGACTGAGGTTCGGCCACCATTAGTTGGATTCCACTGACCATCCCCTTAATATAGGCCTCGATGGCTTCGAAGGCGCTGGGACTGGTGCGCTCCAGCTCCAAAAGGGCCTGGTTTATTGCCTTAGCCCGAGGCTTATCTTTGAAATTCCGCACCAGGTCTAAATGTTGAAGCTCTATAATGTTTGAAGATTGAATAGCTTGATAACCGGCTTTATCTCGTTCACGTTCAGCAAAGGGCTCACCCTGTCCTGTGAGTAACCAGTTTAAGTCGATATTGAAATGGTTTCTGAATTTTAAAAGGATATCCCCTTTTGGTATCTGTTCGTTTGCCTCCCAGTATTGAACGGCCCCCAAACTTACACCTAATTTTTTAGCGAATTCCTTCTGTGTTAGCTCACCTCGAATCGATTTTATTCGGTCACAAATCGTTTTCACTGGTTTAAGCTTTCACTGTCTAAAGCTTAAACCTAAGTTTAAACCGGTTTAAGCTTTCTTTAACAGTTTGTTTTATTTGGTCTTATGTCTGCTTTTGCGTCAATAATTAAATTTTTAAGCTTCAACCTAATATTTTAATTGACCGCTGAATATTTTAGGTTTATTACTTTCTTAAATAGACTGTCACGCAAACATCATAAAGGTGCCTTATGCCCAACCCTATCCAAGATATGGATCCGATCGAACTCAAAATCGCTTTGATGCGAGCTGGCGTATCTCTTTCGAGGGTCGCCCGCGAGGTCGGCGTCAGCAGGCAGACCGTTTATATGGTGGTCAATGGCCGGGCTGTCAGTCATCGCATTCGACAGGCTATCGCCGATGCGGTCGGGATGGACCTGAAGCGCATTTGGCCGTCCACCTATTTATATGGTGGCCCTCGGAAACCTGGCAGACCGGCTGCTCAATGATTGATTTTTAAACTACCTGACTTGTCAAGTCAATGTCCGATGGAATGCCAAGATCGGACGGAACCATAGATCATGGCGGACAAAATTATGAGAACACCGATCCAGTTAGACTTGTTCAGCCAGCCCACGCTCAATGTCTCCAAAGCGATCAAGGCCGCTATGGCCGACGATGCCCGCGACTGCGGAATGTCCCGCGAGCAGCTCGTGGACCGCATGAACGATATCGCCGAGCGGCATGGCGTTTGTCTGACGCACGGAAACAGCCAGCGGCTGACCATTGATACCCTCGAAAAATGGTTGAACGTGTCCGATCCGCGCCACATCCCGCTGAAGGCGTTGACGGTTTTTTGTGCGGCGGTCGGCCGGTGGTCGGTGCTCGATGTCGTGGCTCGTTCGCTTGGCCTGATGGTGATCGGCGACCGCGAGCAAAAGATGCTGGCCTGGGCCGAGGCGAAAATAGAGGTGCAGCGCAAAAGCCGTCAGATTCGAAAGATAGAGTCGGAATTATAGCTCCAGAAACGTTTTTTGATTTCGGAGATTTAAATGGATTCCATTTCGGCCAAACAGATTGCTGAACTCAAACAAGTCAGCGTTCAATATGTGCACAAGCGAGCGACGAAAGAGGGTTGGCCGTTCGAAGAAACATCCTGCCGCGGCGGATCCCAAAAACGATATCCTTTATCCGGACTGCCGGACGATATTCGGCTTCTCTATAATAAGGTGCAAATCGCGGAGGCCGGCAAGGAGTTGATGCCGGCGCCGCGCGCTGCATATCCCCCCGCAACATCCCACCGCCCCATCGTACTTTGCCAGGGCCAGCAGGAAAAGGCCCTGGCAAAGTACGACCTCCTTCGCCTGTACAAAGAGCGCGTGAACTCGGCGGCCTACGGTCAGAAGGTGGCCGTGCGGGACTCGTTCATGGATACGTACAACACCGGGTTGCTATACCCGAAGCTGTTCGAGCAGCTCGGGGAGCTGTCCTGGAAGACCATCGAGGGGTGGAAGCTGGATGTACAATCGGCCGGAAACGATTGTTTCGTGCTGGCCGATCAGCGCGGCGCCTGGCGGCGCGGAGCGACATCGATCAACGAGACCCACGCCAAGATCCTGCTGGCCTGCCTGCTGCACCCCAACAAGCCGCAGATATCCGAGGCGATCCGCTACGCCCGGGAGATCATGCACGATCGCGGCATATCAAATGGCTTTTCGGATGCCACCTATCGGCGCTGGATCAAAGAGTGGCGCGAGCGCAACCATCATATATGGACCTTCACCCGCGACGGCTGGAAGGCCTGGAACGATCACTGCGCGCTGTCCGGCGAGCGCGATTTCGAGCGCATCGAGGTCGGCGACGTGGTGGTGGCCGACGGTCATGTGCTCAACTTCGACATCGTCAATCCCTGGACCGGAAAGCCAAAGCGCATGGTGCTGATCCTGTGGCTGGACATGAAGTCCAGCTTCCCGTTGGGCTGGGAGATCATGCCCACGGAAAACACCCAGGCCATCGCGGCGGCGCTGCGCTGGGCGATCCTGCGCCTGGGCAAGATCCCCAAGATCCCCTACCTGGACAACGGCAAGGCCTTCGGCGCGCGCTTTTTCGAGGGCAAGGACCTGGAGCAAGAGGCTTTTTCCGGTCTTTTCGAGCGGCTTGGCATGCAGGTGATCCACGCCCGGCCGTATCGCGGCCAATCCAAGACGGTGGAGCGCTTTTTCGGCACATTTTCAGAGCTGGAGCGCTGGGCGCCGACCTTTACCGGCACCTGTATCGCGGACAAGCCCCCGGGCATGATGCGCGGCGAGCGTCTGCACCGCAAGATCCGGGAGCAGATGGTGGGCGGCGGCATCAGTCTAGAGCAAGCCCACATTGCGGTGGCGGACTGGTTCGACCGCTATGCGCGCCGGCCGCAGCAGGAAGGCCACCTCAAGGGGCGCACGCCGCTGGAGGTGTTCGAAGCCGGACGTGGCCCCGGTGTTGACCGCGCGCTGCTCGACGACATGATGATGGCCTGCGAGATTAAATCGATCCGGCGCAGCGCGATCCAGTTCAACGGTCGCCAGTACTATCACCGCGAGCTGCACGGACGGTCTCACAAGGTTTTGATCCATTACGACTTCCAGGACACCTCCTACATCCGCGTCAGCGAGCTGGGCGGTAAGTTGATTTGCGTTGCCCAGGAATACGAGCGGCTGCATCCGGCGGCGCGCCACCTTGGCACCGATGCCGACAGGTTGCGCCTGGCAGAGCACTGCGAAGAGCACCGGCACCAGGAAAAAGAGGCCTCATCGTTTGCCAAGGAGTTTCTGGCCAACGAGTTTTTGCCGCACCACCGCCAGCAGATGGCCCAGGTCGGCATTACGACGCTACCGATCAAAGACGGCGCCAGCAAGAATCCCGTTCGGCAGATCCCTGAAAAGACAACGATCAGCGATGCCGAGTGGGAAAAGATCCAGGCCCAGGCAGCCGCCACGGAAGTGGATTGCGGCGCTGGAGACGATTGCAGCGTCCTCGATGTCAGCGTGCCGGAGATCGAGGAAGACGCCGTGTCCCTGCGCGCGCGCCTGGAGGCGTTGCCGGAAGAGGAGCGCTATATGGCCATCATGGAAATGGAAGTGCGCGGCCGGATGATCCCGGAGCGCTGGCGCGATTTTGCGCGCTATTTCGAGGATACGCTGGCGTACCTGAACCACAAGGACCATTTCGAGGAGATGCGCGGCATGCTGGCCGTGCAGTGGCAGGCGGATCACCGGCAGGGCGCCGGCAATCTATAAAAGGTGTCCGCCCAGGCGTTCGCAGCGCCCAGGCGGACGGTGATGAAACCCCCAACAGTTGAAAGGAGTATCGCAAGTGACGTTATCAATCAAACCGATCTTTGTAAAGACCGCCAATGTACGCAACTTTGAGGCCATGATGGAGGCCCTGGCGTCGTCGGCCGGCGAAGGGCGCTTCGGCCTGGTTTGGGGGCGCGCCGGTCGCGGCAAGACGCGCACGGCCCACTATCACATCGCCAACACGCGCGGCTGCCACTATGTGCTGGCGCTCAAGATCTGGCGCCACAGCCAGAGCGAGTTTTTAAAGGCAATCGCCCGCGAGCTGGGTATCGCTGAACCGCCCCACCGCGTGGGCCCTCTTTTCGCCGAAATCGCCGAACGCCTGGTCAAGGCCAAGCCCACCCTTTTTATTGACGAGCCGGAAAAGCTGCCGATCGCCTTTCTGGAGATCATGCGCGACCTGACCGAGGCCACCGGGGCCCCCATCGTGCTGATCGGCGAGGAAGAGCTGCCGGCCATGATGCGCAAGGAGCGCCGGGTGTGGTCGCGGACCTATCAGCAGATCCAGTTTAAGCCCTTCGGGGTGGCCGACATCGTCCAGTATGTGACGGCCGCGGCCGCCGTGCGCTTCACCTGCCCGGCGGCGGTGGAAGCCATGCAAAAGTCCAGCGAGGGCGACATCCGCATCGTGCGGCGCGACCTGATCAACCTGGTGCGGGTGCTCAACGCCAAAGGTACGGCCGAGGCCGACGAAAAGACGGTGGCGGCCGCCGTGCGCCAGGCGCTGAGCGAAGCGGATGAATAGGAGGGCTTGGGCAATGCGTAGACCGAATTTTGCAGAAACAGTCAGGTCCAAGCTCAAAGAGCTTGGCGGCGACGGCCGGCAGGTCAAGATCTCCGTGCTGGCCGAGGCCCTGGATATGATTTCGAACAAGGACAAACGCCCGCTTTACAGGTGCTTGAGCGACCTGCGCGACGCCGGAGAGGTGGAGCGTGTGAGCCCGGGTGTCGTGGTTTATCGCGGAAAGGCCGGAGCAGGACCTGACATCCGCAGCGCCATGTGGAGTGTGATCCGGATGCGTAAGATGGTCACGGTGGCCGACCTGGTGGAGCTGGCCAATGCCTCCGAAAGCTATGCCAAGGAGTTTCTGGCGCTGCTCGTTCGGCGCGGGTGTGTGGAGCGCATCGGGCGCATCGGCCAATCCCCCACCTACCGACTGATCAACGATCTCGGCCCCCAGGCGCCGGCCGACACGGCCAAGGCCGACCGTCTGCACCATATTCGTGAGGCCAAGAAAAAGGCCATCGCCCAGCTCGACGAGGCAGGCCAGGCGCTGATCGCGGCAACGCACGCCATTGTGCGGGCGCGCATGGCGGTTGTGGATATCCAGGAAACGGAGGTGGACGATGGCGAGATTTGATGTCTGGTGGGCTGAAAATCGCGCCTTGTTCGAGCAGATGCTGCCGGACGGCAGCCCATTGATACCGATGCAATCCGTGGCGCGCGAGGCCTGGTTGCGTGGCGCGCTGGAAGAGATCGAAGAGCGCAACGCGGTATGCACCGCGGAAAGGCAGGCCGCATGAAAACACGCCAAAACCACATGAAGCTCACCGATATCCATTGCTGTCTGGACTGCAACTACGCCGGGCTGCTGGTGAACGTCGGAGGAACGTCGCAGTGCCCGCTGTGCGCGTCGCGGGCCGTCTGGCCGGTTTCGGCCTGGGTGGCGCCGGCCGCGCTGCTGTCCCTGCCGTTTCATCATCCGGCAGATCGTCATGAAAAACCAACCATTTCAAGCGGCGGACGCTGCGATCTGTGCCCGTCGTTTTTTGGAGGCATCGACCATGAAGAGAGCATTTAACTGCGCCATCGTGGCGGCGGCCTTGTGCTGCCTGCCGGCCGCGGCTCATGCGGTGGATGGCTTTGCTTCTTTCGGAGCGTACACCGACCAGGAAAACGTTTACTCGCGGCCGGACGGCGGCGAGGCGACCTATAAATCGGAGGTGGAAGTCGGCCACCGGGTGCCTTTTTTGAGCGGCCAGCTTCGCCCCTGGGTGAATTTCATCACGCTCATGGACCAGTACAACGGCGACGGATCGTTTCACCCGGCGAGCATCCGCTACACCGTGGGGATCGGCTGGGAAAAACCATTGTCTGGTAAGCTTTCGTTTTTTACTTCGGCACGCCATTTTTGCTGGCATCCCATCGATGCCGACGGGTTTGTATCCCAGGCCAATTACGTTGAGGTCGGCTTCAGGTTTTAGGAGGTAGCCCATGATCAGCAAAAAACAGATCGGACTGATCCATGTGGCCAAGCAGCGCACCGGCATGACCGAAGACGAATACCGGGGGCTGCTCGCGGGTTTCGGCGTGACATCGAGCAAGGATCTTTCGGGCGCCGCGTTCGAAGAGGCCATGAGCCACTTCGAAAAGATCGGGTTCAAGCCGAAAAACCCGTTCCGGAAGGCGGCCGGCGGCAAACAGCGGCTGATGGCCAAGGTGACCGCGATCCGCGCCGACCTTGGTTTGACGGAGGCCTACGTGGACGCCATCGCCCAGCGCATGTTCAAGGTCGCTTCGCACCGCTGGCTATCGGCCTACCAGCTCCACAAGCTGGTGGCGGCCCTGACCTACCACCAGAGAAAGCAGGCCGCTCGATGACGCTGAAAAACCCGTGCCGGTCATGTTCCATCCACTTGCGTGGTGGCGACAAGAATTGCCCGGAGTGCATGGGGTGCGCCAAGCGCGTGGCCTATGCGCGGGCCGTGGCCGGGTGGGAGCATCCGGTCGTGGAAAAGATTCAAGATGAAATCTTGCGCCCTGAGCGGCGCCAGGAAAAGGAGAATACGACCATGAGCATATTGCCCACCAAGATCTGCTCCCGCAAGGAGTGCCGGCACGGCGGAAAGCCCCAGCCGCTGAAAGATTTTGACACGCACAGCGGAAGCAAGGACGGCAAAGCTTATATGTGCAAGGATTGCCGGCGAGAAAAGCAGCGGGACTACTCGAAAAAAATCAAGACGCAAGCCCCCGTGGCGACGCTTGAAGAGCCAAAAGCGCAGGCCTCTCCGCCGCCGGCAGTAACGAAGATTTGCAACCGGTGCAAAGATCCGCTTCCGCTGGGTGCCTTTAAACCGTCCGCGGATTGTCGAGATGGGCGCGAAGGGACCTGCCGCAAATGCCGCAACGAAGTGCGGCGCGCAAATAAGCTGGCGAAAATAAAGAAAAGGCTACACGAGCGCATCCACGAAAAGGATGCCGCCACGGATCACGATGGCGCTTACCGGTTTAAGCGTCTGGCGGCCCTGCTATCCGGCCGCAAGCGCTATGACAGCGATCAACTCAGTCAGATCCGCGACCTTTGCCGGGGGGTTGCCGCCCAGATCGACACCTATCTGTCGCTGCGCCAGATCTTCAGCGGAGGTGCCGATCATGCTTAAAAAGCCGCAAATGACCCGTACCCAGGGCGAACGGAAGTTTTTCACCGACACCCTTGCCAGCGACGAATGCCAGTGCGGCCGGCGCAAGCAGCCCGGACGGGCGGTGTGCTTCAAGTGCTACGCGCGCCTGCCGGATGAGCAGCGCCGGGCCTTGTACAGGCGCGTTGGCGCGGGTTTCGAGGCGGCCTATGAAGAGGCCTACAGGTTTTTGAACGATTTATAGGAGGTTCCGATGGGCGTTCCGCGACTGAAGAAAAAAAATGAGTTGAATTACCGGCACGGCGGCACGGCTCGGCACTGTCTGGTCTGCGATCATGTCAGGGCGACGATTGTGCCGCGCGTAACCACGCACTTCAGGTGCACGATTATTGGGCTGGATATCGGTAGGGCCTACGACATCAACCCGAATTACGTGTGCGACGCATTTGATAACACTCTGCGCTTAAAACGCATTAAATGCGAAGAATAGGAGGCAGTATGGAACGATTCACCCAGGAGCAACTGGATGCCGCCCGCCAGCGGCTCTACGCGCTGATGATCGCGCACATCGGGCCGGACAAGAAGATCGGCATGGGCGAGCTGTACGAGTCCGTCTTTCCGGGCCGGAAATACCACCACCGCATCAATGACACCCGCATGCTGCGCAAATTCATCACCGAGATGCGCGCCGACGGCATGCCGGTGCTCTCCGACGGCGCCGGCTACTGGCTGTCGGCCAGCTCCAGCGAGCTGAACCAGTACTGCGACAAGTCCAAACGGCGCGCGTTGTCCATGCTGGCGCGCATCTCGCGCATGAAAAATGTGGCTTTGCCGGAGTACCTCGGGCAGATGCGCCTGGAGCTGGAGGCCGGCGATGAAGCGAACGAAGCTTAGCGCGGACGGCGCGCGCATGGAGGCCGACCTGCTGCTGGCCGACATCCGCATCGGCAAGCGGCGCCTGGCCGAGCTGCACGCCGATGCCGCCGGCGAGGTGAGGCAGATAGAGGCGCGCTATGCGCCGGATATCGCCCTTGCGGCCAATCATATCGCCGAAAGAGAAAAGGCCCTGGAACGGCTGGTCAAAAGGCATCGCGCCGAGATCCTGGGTGACGGCGACCGCGCGGATCTGCCACGCGGGTCGGTGATGATCAAGGCCGAGCTGCGTGTCAATCGCATCAAGGGCATGATCGAGCGCCTGCGGTCGGCGGGCCTTGCGGCCGCCATCCGGGTCATCAAGGAGGCCGTGGACTGGGATGCGGTTGAAAAGTTCGACGACGCCACGTTGGCCGCGCTGGGCACCGAGCGCAAAACGGTGGACCGATTCCAATACGAGTTGAAAGGGGCCGACAATGGATGACGCCGAATACGCCCAGCTCAGCGAAGAGACTTTAACCAGCATGCACATCCGCGCCAAACGCGCCGAGATCCTGGCGCTGCAAGCCGTGCCGCAGGCCACCGAGTGCGATGTCTGCGGCGAGACGATCCCGGCCGAAAGACTGGCCGCCGTTCCAGGCTGCCGGCTGTGCGCGGCCTGTAAGAGCCATCAAGAAAGGAGCGGATCATGTTTTTGACAGGTTTTCTGTTCGGGATGGCGGTGGGCGTCATCGTTGGTTTTGGATTGTGCGCCGCGCTGACGATGGCCAAGTGGTGCGACGAGGAGATCGACGCAACGGACGATATCGTGCCCTCGCAAGGAGGTGGCCGATGATCTATCCCATCATGGTCACGGCGGCGCTGCTGTGCGTGTGGGGCACGGCCGCCTATATGAGTGTGTGCGGCCTGGTGGCCGTCTTCGGCGGGCATGCGGTCGTGACCGCCTTGCTGGCGGCCGGCATGGAACTTGGTAAGCTGCTGGCGATTTTGCACCTGCATCGCAACTGGCGCACCATTGGCAACGGCCCGCGCTGCTTCTACGCTTTGGTGATCTCGGCCCTGGTGATGGTGACCTCCATCGAGGCCGCCGGCTACCTGATACAGAGCCACAACCAGGCAAGCGCCGGAGTGTCTGCTGCCCGCTCTGAAATGGACGGGCTTGAGTCCTACGAGCAGGCCCTGCGCCATCGCATCGCGGTGATTGACGATACCCTGGCGCAGCTTCCAGGCGGGCATGTGAGTCGGCGCATCAGCGAGCGTGCGGCGGCTGGTTACGACGGCCTGCAGGGCGAACTGATGGCCAATCTGACCCGACAGCAGGCCTTGGGTGTCGAACTGTCCCGCGGCTCCGCCCAGGCAGGACCGGTATTCGCCTTCGCCGAAATGGCCGGGCTGGACAGCGGCCGGGCTCTGCTATCCTTCGTGGTGCTGCTGGTATGTATCATGGAGCCGCTTTCGATCGGTTTGGCCGTGGCGGCCTCGATGGCATGGATGCGGTTGCGGTGTTCATCGGGCGAGCACGGGGTGTCGTTGGCGTCGGATACTTTGGCCGTTGAAGCGGCCAGCATCGCGGTCGTAACGGCCGAAGAAACGGCCAAAGGAACGGCAGAAACGGCCAAAACGGCCACCGTCACGGCAGAAACGGCCAAAGAATCAGGCTACTCGGCAGTACCTGAAAATATTGCGTTTTTAGACATAGTGCGGCGGCACAACCTGAAAACAGCGGACATCGCCACCATCACGGGCCGCAAAAAGTATGAAACCGTGGTTTCGTGGCTAAAGGGCGATCAGGCGATACCAGAAAAAGCGCTGCGCGAACTTCGGCGATGGTCAGACGCTCAACCGGCCATCCGGTTGGTGGGGAGGTGAGCCGTTGGACAAACGCAAAGCCTTCGAGACCTGTCAGCGCAAAATCAAGCAGTCTGAAAAAGCGGCCCGGTGCTCCGCGGCGGTTCTTAACCGAAGGGGCGAATACGTCCACGCTTATCGTTGTGACATCTGCGGCCGGTGGCATGTCGGCCGACTGAAGAAAAACCGCAGGATCAACATCGCTTTTGCGCGCCTCGAACGCGAGCGGATGACGGGGGGGCAACGATGAGACTGGTTTGCCCATCGTGCGGCGCCATGCATAGCGCCGAGGCGTGGTCATCGGATGCCAACGCCCGCCAGTGCCTGATGATAGTCGCCGAGATGCCGGCCGACGTGGCCAAGCGGGCGCTGCCTTACCTGGCGCTTTTCCGTCCGGACGGCAGCAAGCGCGGGGTGTCGTGGTCCAAGGCTTTGGGCCTGCTGCATTCACTGCGGCAAATGGTGATGGACAGCCATATCCAGTGGGACAAGTTGCCGGCCCGGCCCAACAGCCCTGCGGCATGGGCCCAGGCCCTGGAGCAGATTGCCCAGCGGCCTCCGGCGCGCCTGCCGCTGACATCCCACGGCTACCTGAAAAAGGTAGCCTATGATCTGGCCAACGAAATGGACCGCGCCAGGGAAGTGCGCCACAACGCTGACGAGCGCACCGGGCGCCTTCCGGAGCAGACCAGGGAGCACGTCGAGACACCGGTTGAACCGCTGATGACCGTCGAACAGATGCGCGCGATCAGGGAGCGCAACATGGGACGGCGCCGCAAGGGGGAGTGAAATGCCGATCGGATACTGCCATGAATGTATCTTTTGGCTGACGATGAATCCAGAGAGTAAGCCCGAATGGGGATTTTGCCACCGTTACCCGCCGTTGGTTTGCGGCCCTGAAGCCTACCACCCGAAGACCTGGCGGCTCAATCTATGCGGAGAATGCAGAAAGGAGGATCGATGCAGTATTTGAAAGTCGGAGATAAAGTAAAGCTGACGCGGAGACCGTTCTTTAGCGGCGTGATCAAGGCCGTCCAGCAAGAGTTTTTCAGTGATTGGGGGGGGGCAATACTTGTGCCAATGGTTCTTCAAATCCGGCAATAGTGCTGTTTCCAGGGCGCTCATCAAGGGTACTGATCTGAAACGGATCGAGGAGTAATTATGACCGACAGCGCCGTCAGTAAAACCACCCGGATCATATGTGTGCTGCAATCCGCCTGCGGCGGCCGCGTCTCGGTGCGCAGTATTCAGGAGAAGACGGGGCTGTCGAGACGGTCCGTGTATCGTTATGTGGAAGCCATTTCACGGGAACTGCCGGTGCGGCTGGTCAACGGTATCGTCAGCCTCGATCATGGCAATGACGGTGTACAAAGATAGGGGTTGCGGCCCCTCCAAAGAGGGGCCTCGAAGGGGCTATTTTAGGTATGCATGAAGGGCTTTTAAAACTATATCACGGAGAGAGTCGGCGTCATCGACGGCCCGGTGTTTCGCTTTGTCCCAAAGCTCCTGGGGGATATCCCGAAGCAGGTAATTACCTCCGCTATTTGTCTCCTTGTAAATCCGATGGGCTATGTGCGCCACGTTTACGGGCTTACCTGCCGCCCGAAGGCTGGCTATCTCAGCCGATATCGCCGGTTCGCACTGGCGGCAAAGTAGTGTCCCACCCAATGCGATGCTGCCTTTCAAATTCCCACACGCTGCGCAAAGTGTTGGCATATCAACATCTTTCTCCGCGTGTAGGATGCGCAGCCCCCTTAGATTTTTTACATGCGGCCCATATGGATGCTCGGTTGGTTGATGTACTCCAATATTTTTTCATAGGTGTCCTGAGATTCGCGTTCTGCCTCTCGTACTCCTTGGGCCAGCCGGAATCTTACACCGCCCAGGTAAACGATGTGCTGCCCTTTTTTTGGATCGAGTCCGAAAATTGTTCCGTAGTCGTCGCCGATAATGAGTTGTTTTTGCATGGTGACCTCCGTTTAGTGTTGCCGTTTGTTGATTATAATATGCATCATGATAATCATGATGTCAAGAAAAAAATGAGGCAGGGAAAATAATTTTTTAGGTCCGCAACGACCTTATTACCGAAGCCAACCAGACATTTTTCAACCTAAAAAAGATTGTGTGCCAACCCTTGGCACACAATCGTTCCCGCCTACTTGTTTTGCTTTCCGCTTTAATGGATGAAGAAAACTGAACGGGGTGCTGGAGAGGCGCAGAAACCCATCCCGTTCAGATGCCGGTCTCCTCTCCCTCCTCTCCAGCACCCCCTGTTCAAAAAAAAGGAGCATCCATGCGGCCGGACGCGATCGTCATCCACCACAGTCTTACGCCTGACGGGCTGACCGTCAGTTGGAATGCCATCCGGCGCTATCACACGTCATACCGGCTCGAAGGGCTCACGATCGATCCGGCACAGGTCAATGGGCTACTCGACGCCGGCATGCCGGTGCAGCGGCCCTGGACCGATATCGGATACCATTTCGGCATCGAACTGGTGGGTGAACGCTACGAGATTTTGACCGGGCGCATGATGACCGAAACGGGCGCCCACTGCACCCAGCAGCGCATGAACCAGCGCGCGCTGGGTGTTTGTTTTGTAGGCAACTTCGACGAAACGCCGGTGCCGGTGCCCCAGTTGGCCGCGGGATTGAAGCTGGTGCGTTCGTTGATGGAAGTCTTCGGCATCACCCTCGGGCGGGTTTATGGGCACAGGGAGCTTGCGCCCTACAAGAGCTGTCCGGGCAGGAAGTTCGACCTGCGGCAGTTCCGCACGGATCTGCTGGGATAAGCACATTTTTACAGGAAAGGATCCGACGCATGAAAAAGATTTTATTGCTCGCCTGCATCGTAACGCTCGCGCTCTGCGCCGCAGCTCAAGCCGCGCAGGTGACGCTGGCCTGGGACGCCAACAACCCGGCGCCCACGGGGTATCGTCTTTTTCAACGGGTGGCGGGCGCCGGCTATGACTACGCCAAGCCCATTTGGACCGGGCCGCAAACGACCTGCACCGTCACGGTGCCGGACGGCGCGGAGTCCTACTTTGTGGTGCGCGCCTATGTCCAGGGCAGCGCGGCCAGCGAAGAGAGCGGCGACAGTAACGAGGTGTTTGCGCTGACCAAGCCGCCGGCGCCCAAAAACCTGCTGCTCCAGGCCATCGACCAACTGATCTTGGGCCTGCAAACGCTCAAACAATACGCCGATCAGGCGGTCCAGTAAGGTTACGCCATGCCCCCGACGCAAAAAGCCATCCTCTTTGCCCCTGAGCCATACTGGCGCCTTTCGGACGGACAACGCGCCACGGTGTGCAACGGGTGCGGATCGCCAGGCACGTGGTTTGTGCCCGACACGATCTATGGCCTGCGCGTGACTGCGGCGTGCGACATCCACGACTACATGTACTTTATCGGAGACGGCATCGAAGACAAGGATGCCGCCGACCGCGTGTTTTTGAACAACCTTCTGCGCCTGATCGCGGCGGGTACGCGCTGGGACTGGCTCAGGCGTCTGCGGGCCTTGCGCGCTCGGACCTATTACGCGGCGGTGTGCGCCTTCGGCGGGCCGGCTTTCTGGCACGGCAAAAACCTTCCGGAAGAGATGGGCGCGGCATAAAGCGAGGTGAGTATGGAAGTAAAACCGGCGATCAAAAGCAAGACCATCGATTTTAACGCCGTAATGCTGGCCGTGGCCGGCGTGTTGGCGGGCTTTGGGGTCGATGTGCCCGATTATGTGTACCAGGCGCTGCTGGCGGCCGTGCCGCTGGCCAACATCGTGCTGCGGTTCGTGACCAAGGGCGGAATCGCCATTATGGGCGGCAAGGCCACAAATTGATGGGGGGATGGCTTTTGGAGCAAGGCGTCGTCACGCTGACATCGATGATCGAGGTGCTCAAATATTACGGGCCGTATGGGTTGCTCTTGGTGATCTGGTGGCTGGATGCGCGCCGCTTCGATGCAATCCTGAAAGAGCACCGGGCCTATATGGATGAATTGCGCATGAATTACAACAACAACGTGAAGCTGGTGGAAGACTATTCGTGTGTCGCCAAAGATTTAAAGGACTTGGTGGTGCTCAACACCCAGGCCATGACCAACTTGACGCACGATATCCGCGAAAACCAATACTGCCCGCAGTTGCGCGTCCACAAACAGCGCGTGCAGGTGGCGACAGAGGGGAAAATATGAGCGAAGAGCGCCTCAAATTCCAGGGTCGGCTGCTGGAGAAGCAAAACGAGCGCGATCGGGTGGAACTGCGCATCAAGGGGCTGGTCAAATCGATCCGCGATTGCCTAGACCCATTCGCGCCCATCGAGGATTTGCAGGCTGAAATGGCCGCCCAGCAGTCGGTTGAGCTGGCCAACCTGCGCATCCATTGGAACGAACTGAGCCACGAAATCGTGGCCATCCGCAAAGCGTTGGGGATGTAAAGCCCATGCCCACCGAAATCTCCTGGGAAATCCGCGAGCGCGCCGAGGGGCTGTATATCATCGACGGCCTGACCTACGAGCAAACCGCCGCGCGGACCGGGGTTTCGGTAACCCAGTTGAAGCGCTGGGGCGCCGACGGAGGATGGGGCGAGAGGCGCGCAGAATACCGGCGCGAGCTTTCCGACATCCGGCGCGGCACGGTGCAGTTGCGGGCCAAACTTTTGCGCAAGGTGCTCGATTCGCCTGAGCCCGACCCCCAGGACGTGTATGCCTTTGCGCGCATCGAGCAGGTGGCGGCGGCCGCGGCGGCCAAAACGCAGCCGGAGGCCCCAGGGGCCGAGATCTGCGAGGGGGTCGAGCAACGGGCCATCCAGACGCCCGAAGATGCGGTGGCGGCCCTGGGCGAGGCCCTGCAAAAAAAAATCAACGGCATGCTCACATCTCCGGCCGGCGTGGATCTGGCCGGGATCAAAGAGGTGCGCCAGTGTCTGGAACTGATCGGGCAGATGCGGGCACAAATGGCGCCCGAGGAGACGGCGGACCCGTCCGACCGCGCCCTGGACGCTAAAACCATACGAAGTATTCGGGAGCAGTTGAGCCTGTGAACCAGCCACGCGGCAAAGCCAAAATAGTTCCACCCGAGCCGGACCGGCTATTTTTGCCGTTCCAGCAGCGCTGGATTGACGATACGAGCCGCCTCAAGCTCATGGAAAAATCGCGTCAGATCGGCGTTTCATGGTCCACCGGCTATGCGGCCGTCGAGCGCACGGCCCCCAAGGAGAACCGCAATGATCAGTGGGTGTCATCGCGCGACGATATTCAGGCACGGCTCTTCCTGGAAGACTGCAAGCGCTTTGCCGGCATCCTGAACGTGGCGGCCCGCGACCTGGGCGCGCTGGTCCTTGATGACGACAAGAAGATCTCGGCCTACGTGCTGCACTTTGCCAACGGCCGGCGGATCCACTCCATGAGCAGCAATCCGGATGCGCAGGCCGGCAAGCGCGGCGGGCGCGTGCTCGATGAATTCGCCCTGCACCCGGACCCGCGCAAACTTTACTCCATCGCATATCCAGGCATTACCTGGGGCGGTCAGTTGGAGATCGTTTCCACCCATCGCGGAAGCGCCAATTTTTTCAACGAGCTGGTGGAAGATGTCAAGCACCGCGGCAATCCCAAGGGTTTTTCGCTGCACACGGTATCGCTGCAAAACGCCCTGGATCAGGGCTTTTTGTTCAAGTTGCAGCAGGCCCTTCCGGCCGGCGACGAGCGCCTGGCGATGGACGAAGGCGAATACTTCGACTTTATCAAGTCGGGCTGCGCCAGCGAAGAGATCTTCCTGCAAGAGTACATGTGTGTGCCGGCCGACGACGAAGGCGCCTTTTTGTCGTTCGATTTGATCGCCGGGTGCGAGTATCGCGGCGGCGAGGCCTGGCAGTTATTTGCCGACGGCATGCTGGCCGACGGACGCAAGCCCACCGAGCTTTATGTCGGCGTGGATGTGGGCCGCACCCGCGACTTGACCGTGATCTGGGTGATCGAGCGCATCGGCGCGATGCTCTTTACCCGGGCCGTGATCTGCCTGCAAAACATGACGTTTTCCGAGCAGGAAGCCCATCTTTACGAGATCATGGCCCTGCCGGCCGTGCGGCGCTGCTGCATTGATGACACGGGCCTGGGCATGCAGTTGGCCGAACGCGCCCAGGAAAAGTTCGGCACCTACCGCGTCGAGCCGGTGCGCTTTACGGCCAACGTCAAAGAGGCGCTGGCCTACCCGGTGCGCGCGGCCTTCGAGGATAAATCGATCCGGATCCCGCATGACGACAAGATCCGCGCCGACCTGCGCGCCATTCGCAAGACGACCACGGCGGCGGGCAATATCCGCTTTCTGGCCGAAAGCGGCCCGGACGGCCACAGCGACCGCTTCTGGGCGCTGGCCCTGGCCAAGCACGCGGCCGCCAACCCGGCCGTGGAGTATGCCTATCACCCCGTGCGCCGCGCCGGCCGCATGGATGCTGAAGACAACCGGCCGGTGAAGGTCACCGCCGGATTGGGACGCTGCGGAGGGCTTTGGTAATGGCGGACGTGACGCTGTACGACGCATACAACCGGCCCATCCGGCGCCAGGCGCTTACCCGCGAAATCGCAGGGGCTTCGATGACCGGCGTGCGCACGGTGTGGAACGAAACCGTGGCCAGCGGGCTGACGCCGACGGGCCTTGCGGCCCTGCTGCGCAGCGCGGCCGACGGCGATCACGACAGCTTTTTGACCCTGGCCGAAGAGATGGAAGAGCGCGACCTGCACTATGCCTGCGAGCTGGGCAAGCGCAAGCTGGCCGTATCGCGCCTGCCGATCACGGTCGAGGCCGCCAGCGACTCGGCCCGCGACACGGAGCTGGCCGAGGCCGTGCGCGCGATGACCAAAAAAGCCGGCTTTCGCTGGCTGCTAAAAGATTTGCTCGACGCACTGGGCAAGGGCTTTGCGGTTTGCGAAATCATGTGGGACCGCTCGGGCGCCCAGTGGATGCCGCGGGCCTATGAGCACCGAGATCCGCGCTGGTTTTGCTGGGACCGCGTCAGCCGGCGGCAGATCCGCCTGCGTGACGAGATCGACGCTTTTGACGGCATCGAGCTGGCCCCGTTCAAGTTCATACGCCACACGCCGCGCATCAAGAGCGGCATCCCCATCCGCAGCGGATTTGCGCGCCTGGCGGCCTGGGCCTACATGTGCAAGGGCTACACGCTCAAAGACTGGCTGGCCTTTGCCGAAGTGTTCGGCATGCCGCTGCGTCTGGGAAAATACCTGCCCGGCGCCTCGACCGCCGATATCGATGTGCTCAAGCTGGCGGTGGCCAATCTGGGCACGGATGCCGCGGCGGTCTTTCCCCAGGGCATGGAGATCGAGCTGGTGGAGGCCACCAAAAGCGGCTCCACCGACTTTTTCGAGCGCCTGGCGCAGTACCTGGACAACCAGGTCACCAAGGGGCTTCTGGGCCAGACAGCCACCACCCAGGGCACCCCGGGAAAGCTGGGTAACGAAGAGGCCCAGAACGAGGTGCGCCACGATTTTCGCGACGACGACGCCGAGCAGCTCGAAGAGACGGTGCAGCGCGACCTGATTCAGCCGTTCATCGACCTGAACTTCGGCCCCCAGGAAAGCTATCCCCAGATCCAACTGCGCGCGCCGCAGCCCGAAGACATCGTGGCGCTGGCCGACGCTCTGGAAAAGTTGGTGCCGCTGGGCCTGCGCGTGGAGGCCTCCGTGATCCGCGACAAGCTGGGCCTGCCCGATCCGCCCGAAGGGGCCGAAGTGCTGGCACCGACGGCAGCCCCGGCCGCCCCTCCGGAAAAAGAGGCGTTGAACCGCGCGCTGAACCGGCAGGAAACGTTACTCGACGATATCGATCTGGCGGCCGACGAGGCCGCTGCCGAATGGCGCCCCATGCTGGCGCCGCTGATCGACCCGGTGCGCGCGGCGCTCGACGCCGCCGTGGACGCCGACGACTTTACCCGCCGGCTGGCCGACGTGGTCGCCGAGCAGGACCCTTCGGCCCTGGTGAATGCCCTGGCCCGGGCGTTGTTCCGCCAGCGCGGCATTGGGGAGGTCGGCGATGCGAATTAGCGGGCCGGGACCGATCCCCAAGGATGCCCTGCAATATTTCAGAGCCAAGATTGCAACGCCCGGCTTTGACTGGCGCGACATATGGCGCACCGAGCACGCCAGCGCCTTTACCGTGGCCAAGGCCACCCAGGCCGACGTGCTTACCAGCATCCGCGAGGCCCTGGACAAGGCCCTGGCCGAAGGGCGCACCTACCGCCAGTTTGCCGCCGAGTTGACGCCGACCCTGCAAGAGCTGGGCTGGTGGGGCGAGCAGATGATGGTCGATCCTGTGACCGGCAAAACCGTGGCCGCCAAGCTGGGCAGCCCGCGCCGGCTTAAAACGATCTTTCGGGCCAACCTGCGCACGGCGCGCGCCGCCGGCCAGTGGAACCGCGCCGAGCGAACCAAGGCCGCGCTGCCCTATTTGCTCTACGAGCTGGGGCCCAGCCGCGAGCACCGCGAAGAGCATGTGGCCTGGCACGGCACGCTGCTTCCTATCGACGATCCCTGGTGGGAAACCCACATGCCGCCCAACGGATGGGGCTGCAAGTGCCGCGTGCGGCAGGTCAGCCGCGCCGAAGCCGAGCGCATGCGCCAAGAGGGCGTCATGGCGCCCGGCCGTGCCCAGATCATCGACGCGCAAACGGGCCTGCCCACCGGCCAGCTCGAAAAGCGGCGCGTGCCGGTAAAGACCCAGGCGCCGCCCATCGTGCGCGTGCCCTGGGAAAACAAGCGCACCGGGCGCGTGGAAATGGTGCCAGCCGGCATCGATCCGGGCTGGGACAGCAACCCGGGAAAGACGCGGCTCCAAAATTTGGAGGCGCTTTTGAACGAAAAACTGGCCGCCCTGAGCCCCCAGGCCGAGGCCGCGGCCCGCAGCGATCTGGCTTTTTACCGAGGAGCATAAGGCATGCAGATCATCATCGTCGAAGACCGCCCGAAACTTTGCCAAGCCCTGAACCGCCTGACCGGCGACGAGCTGCTCGATGCCTTGAATTTCGAACTGCCGGCCGGCCCGGCGCCCGAGTGGCTGGAACTGATCCCGGCCGGCGTATCGGTGGTGGGCCGCGACGGCCGCAAGTGGCTCAACGACCGGCCGGCGGACATCATGGCAGCCTTTAACGCCGATGCCCGCGACCTGGTGATCGATACCGAGCACGCCACCCAGCTAAAGGCGCCCAACGGCGAGCCGGCCCCGGCGGCCGGGTGGATCAAGGCGCTGGAAACGCGCGAAAACGGCGCTATCTGGGGGCGCGCGGAGTGGACCCCGGGCGGCGCCCTGGCCGTGGCCAACCGCGAATATCGCTATATTTCGCCGGTCTTTACCTACGAAGAGCGCAGCGGGCGCATCGCCCAGCTCGTATCCATCGGCCTGACCAACCGGCCCAACCTGCGCCTTACGGCGCTCAATCAAATCGGGCGGGAATCCACCCGCTCACAGGAGGATGACATGCTCAAAAAACTGCTTTTGGCCCTCGGTCTGGCCGAGAACGCCACGGAAGAACAGGCCCTGAACGCCATCGGCTCCCTGCGCACCGATCTGGCCACGGCGCTCAACCGCGCCAAGACGCCGGATCTGCAATTGTTCGTGCCCCGCGCGGACTACGATCAGATGCAGACCCGCGCCATCAACGCCGAAAAGGCGTTGTCCGATCGCGCCCAGGCCGAGCTGGAGGCCGAAATCTCCCGCGAGATCGATGCGGCCCTGAAGGCCGGCAAGATCACCCCGGCCACCAAGGACTTTTACCTGGCCACCTGCCGCCAGCAGGGCGGCCTGGAGTCGTTCAAAAAGTTCGTGGCCAGCGCCCCGGTGATCGGCGACCCCAGCCAACTGGACCGCCAGCCGCCTGAGCAGGGCCTGGCGCTTAATGCCGACCAGACCAAGATCGCCCAGATGTTCGGCAACACGGCCGACGACCTGAAAAAATACGGCAAATAATCCCGCGCCAAACCAGCGCGGCGGACGCCGGCGGGACGGCGGTAAGAACGCAAAACAAGGAGAAAAAACATGGCATTAGCAGCGGATAAAGGCATCGAAAGAAAAGACGGCGTGGAGCTGCCCTTCCCGGTGGCCGGCGCCACGACCATTTACGGCGGCGGCCTGGTGGCCGTAAACGCGGCCGGCTACCTGCTGCCGGGCGCTGACACGGCCGGGCTGATCTTCCAGGGCATCGCCATCGAGCGCGTGGCCAACACCGGCGCCAACGGCGCCAAGCAGTGCGTGGTGCGCCGGCGCGGGCTCATTAAATGCGCCATCGCGGCCGCCGCCCAGGCCAATGTGGGCGATCATGTCTACCTGGTGGACGATGAGACGGTGGGACTGGTGGCCGACGTTTCCAACGCCATTTTCTGCGGCGTGATCGCCGGCTACATCGACGCCACGCACGTGTGGGTGGATATCGACCCGGCCATTTTGCAGGCCGACGTGGCGGCCCATATCGCCGACACCAGCAACGCCCACATGGCCGCGGCCATCGGCATCGCCGACGCCGGCAGCTTCACGGCCCAGTCCACGGTAGAGGCCGCGTTGCAGGAAATTTTTCCCAAAGCGCCCGTGGCCATCGCCGATCCCGGCGACGCCGGCGCCATTCCGGTGACGCGCAGCGGCTCGGTGGGTCTGACCAGCGGCGGCAGCGCCGAAACCCGCACCCTGGCCATCCCGGGCCTGGCCGGTATCACGCTGGCCATTTCCCACGCGGTGGACGGCGGCGGCGCCATCACCATCGCGGTGGCCTCGGCCATCAACCAGACCGGCAACAACCGCATCGCTTTGCAGGATGCCGGCGACACCATCGTGCTGGCGGCGGTGCTGGTCGGCGCGGTGCTGGCCTGGCGCGTGGTGGTCAACGACGGCTGCACCCTGAGCACCGTGTAACACAGGCTTTTAACGGCAACTTTTGCCAACCGGCAATACAACAGGAGGATGAACGATGATCGTCAATAAAGCCAATCTGGAAGCGGTCTTCCTGAACCTGAAGACCATCTTCAACAAGGCCTTCGAGGCCGCCCCTTCCCTCTGGGAAAAGACCACCATGCTGGTTCCCAGCGGCAGCAGCCAGAACAATTACAACTGGCTGAGCCAGTTCCCGCGCATGCGCAAGTGGATCGGCGACAAGGTCGTCAAACAGTTCGAGGCCTTCAAGTACGCCATCGTCAACGATGACTGGGAGGCCACCGTCGAGGTCAAGCGCAACGACATCGACGACGACACCCTGGGCATTTACGCCCCCCGGGCCCAGAGCGCCGGATACAGCGCCAAGCAGTTGCCCGACGAGATCGACGCCGACCTGAAAAACGACGCCTTCGCTGCTCTTTGCTACGATGGCCAGTACTTCTACGACACCGATCATCCGGTGGCCGGCGCCAGCGTCTCCAATACCGGCACGGCGGCGCTCTCCAACGCCACCCAGGCCGCCGCGGCGGCCAGCTACGGTGCGGCCCGCACCGCCATCATGGAGTTCAAAGACGATGAGGGCCGGCCCCTGGCGCTGGTGCCCGATGTCCTGGAAGTGCCGCCCGCCCTGGAGGCCGTCGGCCGCATGCTGCTGGAAAACGACAAGCTGGCCGACGACACCCCCAACCCCTACAAGGGAACGGCCAAGCTGCTGGTCAACCCGCGATTGACCTCGCGCACCGCCTGGTTCCTGCACGTGACCAGCATGCCGGTCAAGCCGTTCATCTACCAGGAGCGAAAAAAACCGGTATTCGTGCAGCAGACCATGCCCGACAGCGACGATGTCTTCATGCGCGCCACCTTCAAGTTCGGCGCCGAGGCGCGCTGCGCCGGCGGCTACGGCTTCTGGCAGATGAGCTATGGATCCACCGGGCTTGGTTAATCTTTAGACCGCACACGGGGCATCCCCAATCGCGATAAGCCCCCGGGCGCAATGGCCCGGGGGCCTTTCCAAAGGAGAACGCGCATGATCACCATCACCTCCCAGAAAGAAGGCTTCCGGCGCTGCGGCGTGGCCCACAGCGTGTCCCCCAAGCAGTATGCCGATAACCGCTTCAGCAAGGCCGAGCTGGCCGTATTGAAGGCCGAGCCCATGCTGAAGGTCACCGTTTCCACGGAAGAAAAACCGGGAGAAAAATCCGGAGAGAAAAGCAACGCCAACGGCAAGGCCAAAAAAGGCGCCAAGGAGTAATCGATGGCCTACGCCACCGCACAGGAATTAAGCGACCGGGTGGGCAGCGATGCCCTGGCCGCCGTGTCCGATAGAGACGGCGATGCCGTCATCGAAGACGAGGCGGTCACACACGCCCTGGACGATGCCAGCGCCGATATCGACAGCTACCTGGCCGCGCGCTACACGCTGCCGCTTGCGGCCGCTCCGGCGGCCGTCAAGCGCGTGTGCATCGACATCGCCATGTACCACCTGAGCGGCAACCGCACCACCGAAGAGGTGGAAAAGCGCTACAAGAACGCCATCGCCTGGCTGCGCGACATTGCAAAGGGCGTGGCCACCCTGGGCGACAGCCCGGCGGCGCCCTCGGGCGGCGGCGCAAGTTTCGCCGGCGGCGAGCGGCTCATGACGCGCACGGATTTAAAGGGGGGGTTTTAGCATGGCCGGTGCCGGCATCCACATCGATCTATCCGGAATCAAGGCCCTGGAGCGCCGCCTGGCCGCCCTGGGCGGTTTTGATGCCGGCGATCTGCTGGACGTGATCGGAGCGCAAGTCGAAAGCCAGGCCCGCCGGCGCATCTCCGAAGAAAAACAGGCGCCCGACGGCGCGGCCTGGCCGAACTGGTCTGAAGAATATGCCGCCACGCGCCACAGCGGCCACAGCCTGCTCGAAGGCGAAGGCGATTTGATCGGCTCGCTGGATCACGTGGTGTCGGGCAACGAAGTGGAGATCGGCAGCAACCTGATCTATGCCGCCACGCACCAGTTCGGCGACGAAGAGCGCAACATCCAGGCCCGTCCTTACCTGGGGCTTTCGGCGGGCGATGAGGCCGAGATCGAGCGCACCATCCTTGACTGGTTCAGGGAGATAGGAGTCGGCGCATGACGCTTCCCGCCATTCAACAAGCGATCGTTTCCGCCCTGTCGGCCGCCGGCCTGGGTGATCACGTCCAGAGCCACCCGGGCCGCATGTCGATCGACGACCTAAAACGCCTGGTGGTGCGCGGCCGCTCCACGGTGTGCGTGGGCTGCCTGGGCTTGCCGCGCATCGAATACACCTCGGTGGGCGTTGAGCTGGAGACCCATCTGGCCGCCTTCATCCTGGCCGTGGACGGCCAGGGGCTGCCGCGCGATGCCACCGCCATGACCCTGGCTGCCGCTGTCGGGCGCCTGGTGGTGAGCAACGTGTGGGGACGCGAGGATCTGGACACACCGGACGCGATCCGCGCCGACAATTTGTACAGCGGCAAACTCGATCAGCGCGCCGTGGCCCTGTGGGCCGTTACCTGGCGCCAGAATTGGCGGCCGGTGGCAGATTCCAGCAGCATAGACGACCTGCTGCGCGTGCTCGCGACCTGGGATCTGGACACGGAACAAGACGGTGAGCCCACGCCCACCGACACCATCGAACTGGAAGGAGGCTCTGTATGACCATTCCCACCCTGCACATCAAACCCGCGCCGGGCCTGATCGTGCGCGATCCGGCCACCGGAAATCCGCTGGCCGCGGAAGGCGAAAACAAGCCCGATACGACGTATTGGCGCCGGCGCCTGCGTGACGGGGATGCGCTCTTTGCATCGGTCAGCGAGCCGGCCCCAACCAAGGGAGGTAAAAGCAAATGACGATTTCCTTTAACACCATTCCGGGAAACCTGCGCGTGCCGCTGGCCTACGTGGAGTTCGACAACAGCCGGGCCGTGGTGGGCACGCCCGCCATGCAGTACCGCGTGCTCTTTATCGGCCAGAAGGTTGCGGCCGGCACGGCCACGGTCAACACGCTGCTGCGCGTGGCCACCACCGATGCGGCCGTGGTGCTGTTCGGCGCCGGTTCCATGCTGACCCGCATGATCGAGCAGTTCAAGGCCGCCAACCGGTACATCGACTGCTGGGCCATCGCCCTGGCCGACCATGCCTCGGGCGCGGCGGCGGCGGGCACCTTGACCCTCACCGGACCGGCCACGGCGGCCGGCACGCTGGCCCTTTACATCGGCGGAGATCGGGTACTGACCGCCATCACCTCCGGCATGACGGCGGCCCAGGCGGCCACGGCCGTGGCGGCTGCGGTCACGGCCGATACCACCTTGCCGGTCACGGCCTTGGCGGCCGATGCGGTGGTGACCTTTACCGCCAAACACGAAGGCCTGGTGGGCAACGACATCGACCTGCGCCTGAATTACTACTCGGAAGACGCGACCCCGGCCGGCATCGGCGCCACGCTGGTGGCCATGAGCACGGGCGCGAACAACCCGGACGTGGCCGACGCCATCACGGCGATGGGCGATCAGTGGTTCCAGGGCATCGTCATGCCCTACACCGATACGGCCAACATGACGGCCCTGGAGGCCGAACTGCTTTCGCGCTGGAGCGGCACGCGCCAGATCGGCGGCATCGCCTACTGCGCCTTCCGCGGCACGCACGCCAACGCGATAACCTTCGGCGACGGCCGCAACAGCCCGCTGGTGTGCTGTGTGGCCTGCGCCCAAACGCCCGACCCGCCCTACCTCTGGGCCGCGGCGGTGGCCTCCCAGGCCAGCTTGAGCCTTTCGATCGACCCGGCCCGGCCGATGCAGACCCTGCCTTTGACCGGCATTCTGCCGCCGCCCGAAACCAGCCGCTGGACCTCCGAAGAGCGCAACCTGCTGCTGTGGGACGGCATGGCCACCTGGTACGTGGACGCCGGCGGCGTGGTGCGCATCGAGCGGCTGATCACCATGTACCAGGAAAACGCCTACGGGCTGCCGGATCCCAGCTATCTGAACTTGACCACGCCGGCCACCCTGGAATACCTGCGCTACAGCCTGCGGGCGCGCATCACCCAAAAGTTTCCGCGCCACAAGCTGGCCGACGACGGCATCGACTACGGCCCGGGTCAGGCCATCGTGACGCCCAAGATCATCCGCGCCGAGCTGATCGCCCTGGCCGAAGAGTGGGCCAGCGCCGGGCTGATCGAGGATCTGGCCCAGTACCGCACCGACCTGGTGGTCGAGCGCAACGCCACGGATCGCGACCGGGTGGATGTGCTCTGCCCGCCCAACATCGTCAACCAGTTCCGCGTCTTCGCGGCCCAGGTGCAGTTCATCCTGTAGTCATTTGACCCGGCCACGCGCCGCTTAAGGAGAAGTAAAGATGCCTAAAGCCATCGGAATAGTGAAGATCAAGCTGGACGGATCGCTGCTGCACAGCAAGCCGGGTGCCAGCATCGACCCTGGTGGGCCGGTGCGCCAGGCGGTCGAGTCCGATCAGCCG